CCAGTCCCACGACTCCACCATGCACGGCTGCAGCATCGTCAGCGGGAAGATCGAATCGCCGTCGTCGACAAACTGGCACATCATCAGGTTTTCGAAGGACGGCGCGTCGTACTCCATGCGCAGTTCTTCCAGGTCGAACAGATCGCACCCGCGCGCCTCGGCGTCCAGAATCGTCACAATCTGCCGCCAAACCCTGTCCTCGCACAGTCGCCCCATCTGCAGCGCGTCGTGGCTTACATCCAGCTTGATATGCTGCGCAGTCGGCCGCCCTTTGTTGATCCGCTCGCCGGTCCAATACACATAGGCCGGGTGCGCCATCGAGCTGGGCGTCGAGAAATACGTTTTGCGCCACCGCTTCTGCGCCGCCATCCCCGACGCCACTTTGTTGATCTCGGCGAAGCCATGCACCCAGAAAAATTCGTCGAAGTAGAAGTTGCCCGACCGCCCTTGCGCCGTGCGGAAGTTGGTGCCCAGGAAGTGCAGCTCCGCGTTGTTCCACAACACGATGGGATCGCCGGTCAGCTTCACCCCCAACACCTCATTCAAAAACGCCTGCATATACGTCTTGAACTGGTGCGCCTGCGCCTTACTGGCGGACAGGAAAATTTGATTGCGCCCCGTGGTGATCGCGTCGATCAACGCCTCACGGGCAAAGTAGAACGTCGCGCCAATCTGGCGCGACTTCAGAATCATCCGCGTGCGCTGATTGCCCGCCCGGTACCAATCGAGCTGATAGTCGAAACAGCTGTCGCGGAAGGCCTCGATCAGCGTCTCGATCTGCTCCTCGCTCAGCTCATTGCGGACGGCCTGTTTCTTCGGCCCCTCGTTGCGTTTTGCGATGTTCGGGTTTAGGTCAGTCTCGGTGCCGCCGCCCTGGTATTTCTGGATACGCGCCTGCCGCTCCAACTGACGATGCAACAGGTCAATTTCCTTGTAGTCGCCGGCCGACTTACCGTCCTTCAGAATCAGCTGCACCAGGCGCGCTTCCAGCGCCCCGCCGATCCGCTCGACGTTATCCGCCCTATCCCACTCGTCGCGGCTTTTCCAGCTATGGACGGTGCGCTCTTTCTCGCCCAGGTAATCGGCGATATCGGTGACGCGCCACCCCGTCCAGTACAGAAACTTGGCCTGGCGGCGGCTGTCGGTGAAGTGTGCGGGCTGAGCGATAGCATTCATGGCGCCGATGCTGCCGCCCGCGCGCGTGAGGCCCTACCGGCTGGCGTCGTACCGCCCCCCGTACCGCCGCCCGCGCGTTGCCGCGCCCTGCCCACGTGCCGACCATGCCCTCAACGCGAAACCCGCACCGAGGATTACCCCGCATGGCCGCCAGCAACGCCCCCGCCAAGAAATTCCGCTCCAAGTGGTTCCGTGTCGCCGTAGAAGGCGCCACCACCGACAAACGCAAGATCGAGCGTTCCTGGCTGGAGCAAGCCGCCAAGAACTTCAACCAGAACACCTATGGTGCTCGCGTCTGGCTGGAGCACTACCGCAGCCTGCTGCCCGATAGCCCGTTCAAGGCCTACGGCGACATCACCGCCGTGAAGACCGAAGAAGTCGAAATCGCCGGCCAGAAGAAGCTCGCACTGTTCGCCCAGATCGAGCCGACCCCCGAGCTCGTCGCGATGAACAAGGCCAAGCAGAAGATCTACACCTCGATCGAGATCGACGACAGCTTCGCCGACTCCGGCGAGGCCTACATCGTCGGCCTGGCGGTCACCGACTCGCCCGCCAGCCTCGGCACCGACGTCCTCGCTTTCTCCGCGCAGAAACCGGACGCCAGCCCGTTCAAGGATCGCCACTACTCCGATACCTCGATGTTCACCGAGGCCATCGAGACCGAACTTGCCTTCGAGGAAGTAGACGACACCCCCAGCATGTTCGCCGCCCTCAAGGGCCGCATGGGCGAGCTGCTGAAACTGAGCAAGGACAAGGAAGGCAAGGACGCCGCCCACTTCGCCGAGCTGGGCGAAATGATTGGCGACCTAGCCGAGCACGGCGCCAAGCAGGCCGAAGACTTCGCCACCGTCAAGACCGCCCACGAAAAACTCCAGGCCGATCACACCAAGCTGGCGGGCGATTTCGCCGACCTGCTCAAGCGCCTGGAAAACACCCCGAGCCAAAAGCACAGCCAACGCCCTGCGGTAACCGGTGGTGACGGCAAAACCCTCACCGACTGCTGAACCCCAACGGACAAAGCCCCAGCCAAGGAACACCGGAGAACCCCATGCGTAACGATACCCGCCAACACTTCGACGCCTACCTGAGCCAACTGGCCAAACTCAGCGGCGTGTCTGACGCCACCAAGGCCTTCGCCGTCGACCCCACCGTCCAGCAGCGGCTGGAAACCCGCATGCAGGAATCCAGCGAGTTCCTCAGCCGCATCGGCATGATCGGTGTGGACGAACTCAAGGGCGAGAAAGTCGGCCTCGGCGTCAGCAGCACCATCGCCGGCCGCACCGACACCACCGGCGCCGGTGTACGCACCCCGCGCGACGTTTCCGACCTGACCAAAGACGGCTACGAATGCCGCCAAACCGACTTCGACACCGCCGTGCGCTATTCGCAGCTCGACGCCTGGGCCAAGTTCCCCGACTTCCAGGCCCGCCTGCGCGACGCCATCCTCAAGCGCCAGGCGCTCGACCGCATCATGATCGGCTTCAACGGCACCAGCGCCGCCGCCACCACCGACCGCGCCGCCAACCCGCTGCTGCAGGACGTCAACATCGGCTGGCTGCAGAAGTACCGCAACCATGCCCCGGCCCGCGTGCTCAAGGACGGCAAAGTCGCAGGCAAGATCCTGATCGGCACCGGCGTCGACGCCGACTACAACAACCTCGACGCCCTGGTCTTCGACGCCATCGCCAACATGATCGACCCTTGGCACCGCAAAGACCCCGGCATCGTCGTCATCCTCGGCAGCGCCCTGGTGCACGACAAGTACTTCCCGCTGATCAACAAGGAACAGCCAGCGTCCGAGAAACTGGCCACCGACATGATCATTTCGCAGAAGCGCATGGGTGGTAAGCAGCCGGTCGAAGTGCCCTACGTGCCGGACAACGCCATGCTCATCACCAGCCTGGAAAACCTGGCCATCTACTGGCAAACCGGCGGCCGCCGCCGCTACGTCCAGGAGAACCCGAGCAAGAACCGCATCGAGAACTTCGAGTCCAGCAACGACGACTACGTCGTCGAGGACTACGGCCTCGGCTGCCTGGTCGAAAACATCGAGATCCTGGAGGCCTGACAGCCATGGCCCTGAGCCTCGCCAAGCGTCACTTCCTGCGCGTCACCGCCGCGCAGGAAGCGGCCAGCACCGCCGCCGACCAACCCATGGCCGGCACCGGAGCCTACGAACTGCAAATGGCCCAGCTGCACCAGCACTACCAGCAGCTCAAAGGCATCCAGAGCACCCAGGGCAAAGAGGAACTCAAGGCCAAGCTGCTGCCGGACTATGCCCCCTACGTGGCGGGCGTACTCGCCAGCGGCCAGGGCGCCCAGGACGAAGTGCTCACCACCGCCATGGTCTGGCGCCTCGACGCCGGCGACTACCAAGGCGGGCTGGACATTGCCGCCTACGTACTCGAGCACGGCCTCACCCTGCCCGACCGCTTCGCCCGTACCACCGGCTGCCTGGTGGCCGAAGAAATCGCCGAAGCCGCGCTGAAGGCCCTCAAGGCCGGCGGCACCTTCGATATCGGCCTGCTGGCCGAGGCTGACCGCCTCACCGCTGGCGAAGACATGCCCGACGAAGTACGCGCCAAGCTCATGCTTGCCATGGGCCGAGTTGCTGCTGCTCAGGTAGACCCCGACAAACCGAACCCCGCTGACGTTCACAGCCTGGAAGTGGCCCGCCACTTCCTCACCCGCGCCCTGGAGCTGCACGACAAGTGCGGCGGCAAGCGCGACCTGGAGCTCGTAGACCGTCAGCTGAAAAAACACGTTGGCCAAGCCAACTAACCGAGCCTTCCCCCGGCACCCCGGCGGCTCGGGGCTGATCAGCAGGTAACTCCTTCCCGCGCTGTGACGCCCCGACCACCGCCGACTTATTCGAGCGGCCAGCCATGAGCGGATTCGTAGGCAACGCACCCGCGCAGCCCTTCAACCTCACCAATGACGGCTTCTGGCCCGACATCGACGCCAACCACCTGCGCGAGCGTCAGCGCATCGGCGGCAACGTCAGCAACGCCCGCCTGGAAGAAGCCGCCGTCGCCGCCATGATCAGCGTCAACCGCGAACTGCGCCCCCTCAAACTGCGCTACATGGCCCAGGGGCACGAAACCCTGAAAGACGTCCCAGCCGAACAGATCCAGGGCGAAAGCGAACTCGTCCACACCTACCGCCGCGCTATCTACAGCACCGCCAGCGCCGAAGTGGCCGAGCGCTACCGCACCTACTC